GATGGAACTACTCCCATTGGGAGCAACTCCGCCAAGTCCGTTCTCTTCACGTAGAGACGTCGTATGCTAGCCCATGGCTGCATGATCGCGTCCTGGACCATTGGTCCAGCGACCGACTCTCCGTGTTTTCGAAAGATCCTTTCCTGTGCGCGTGCCACAGACCTCATACGACCTTCGTATGATTTCTGCGTCTCGGTGAGAACAGAAGGACCTTGGAAGGCCTTTGCCACGACAGCCACTTTCTTCTCAGTGAGATCGAATTTAAGGTAGTCGACAAAGTCCTCAGCGATTTTCCCTTGAAGCGAGGTGCGCGATACGTCACCGAACTTCTCGAGATCATCGGCAGCTGCGTCGTCGTTGGCTTCCTCTTGTGTGTAGACTCTAACACAAAGGTCCTGAAGACGCTTTAACGCCATATCCGAGTCATCCATGATGACCCCCCTTAATCGGCGGGTGAACCCGGAACCGTTCGCAATGCGTACAGCCGGGGAATCAGAATTGACGATGCAATATCGCATAGCGGCTGACAGTGTCAGCTCGATGCCAGGAAGGGTCACTAACCCCCTGCCACCGAACGCTTGCGGTACATAACTCCTTGAGTCTTTCAGGTATTCCACAGGAAACCATCTTCCTAGCCCCAGCTTCTGGAGCAGGAGGAGTGAAAGATTGAAGGATAAATCCCATCGGGCCCAGCTCATGCTCTCAGTGAGAGCCTTTGCTTTGCCGGGGAAGGGATTAGTTTCCTCGAAAACAGCGCTGCCAACTTTCCGACGGTCGGAGAAGAGGCGCAGCCATACGTGATCGAGTTTATACTTCGGACCATTCTCGAGTCGGCCTTGCCGCGCAAGCTTGGACAAAGGACGCAGTGCGTACTTTGGCCCGGGCTCGGGTTTGATAATGAAGTCTTGACAGTAATGCGCCCCGTATCGGGAGATGCAATATTTGTCCCAGGAAATCTCACCGGACCAGTTCTGCAGATTCTGCGGGATCTGTTTCAGGTAAGAGATCTTTCCAAGTCCGATATGGTCGTCACCAGCACAAGCGTACTGGTGGATCTTTGATCTGCTACGACGATAATCGGCGGCGGTCGGATTGAGTGTTGAATCGCTAGCGCGGGATGCCCGTTCTGCTGCGATGCTGAAAAGCGACAAGATCATTTTGGTGAGAGGCTCTCCCATCAAAACGGCTCGTTTCGTCACAAATCCTTTGTAGATTTTCCCTCCGTGTTCGACCACCAGTGGTGTTTCGTTATTGAGGTATTTCTTATATATCCTCTTGTTTCTCGTGCCGTTTCCCTTCAAGTTGAAGCAGGACGGCTTCTCGACCAATAGCCGAGGCGAGCAAACCAAGTCGATAGCTTTATGTAGGTAATCCATTGCCGGATGTTCAGTGAACCTCCCGTCGAGGAAAGCCTTCATTCCTTTTCTCGCCATTTCGTGTTCTAACCAGTCAGTGGCTGCAGTTAGATCTGACGTCGAGATAGCTTCTATCTCTCGCCAGGACGATGAGTGCCGTCCAAAGGACGCCTCAAAGTTCCACGCATGGTCTGATCCTTTTAAGCCTACCCTACATCCAGGAATCGACATCATCGTATCCTTGATTAGGTGGCTTGCGGGGGAAAGGTACAGGTTGATCCAAATCAGTGATTTGGTAGCAATCCTGGCCTTTACCCCAGGTTCGGAAATGGGTACCGGGTCCACGGGAAGCGGTAACCGGCCAGTGGCCGTCCATTTGCGATATTGAACTTCAGACCAAAGGAAGATGAGCATGCCGAGTCGGCTGTCAACTCCTGATCTTAGGTCTAAGATCTTGTCGCCATCTTCGTCTACCAGTGGTAGCGCGGAGTTGAACGATTCGGTCTCGAGCGGTTCTGAC